CATAGTTCAGGAGTTTAACGAATATTACGGCTATTATGATATAGGCTTATTTATATTAGTTCAGTTTATTCTAACTTTTAATATTTACCTTACATTTAAATTAAATTCAGGAGGTAGATAATGGATAGCCTTAACAATAATATTTCTAAATGTCTTAATACAATTGATATTGAGGATTTGATACCAGCTGAAAAAAAGATCAGCTGGACTGAAGCCGTGCAGATCCTAGATCCATTAATTCACAAGGAAGTTTCAGAACTTGACGAAATAGGGCGTAAATTCGCAAGCAAAAGATTTGCCCAAGCTTGGCTTACTATGTTGCGAGGTCATTAATTATGAGTAAAAGAACTTGGGAAATATCTTGGTTTGTTTGGAACAATGGAAAAGGCGTTAAGACTAAAAGCGTTTTTAAAACTGTTAATACTTCTGATTATATAGATCGAGATTCAGAAAAATCTGAATTAATAGAGCAAGTACGAACTGAGTATAATTTAAATTCTCAAAAAATTGTAATGATAAATCAGGCTTACGCTTGGGATAAAATGAACATTTGTCCTAATACAAAAGCCACAACTTATAAATACAAATAGCCGAAACATTGCCAGCAGTAATGCTGGCTTTGTCTATTTAAGGTGTTTCTTAAATACTGATGATGGCAGACACTATCAAACAAGGAGCGACAAAATGAATAAAAAACTTATTAACGCAGTTATAGAAAATCTTGGTTATGATGATCTTAATGATCCTGAATTAATCCAGCAATTAAAAGATATTACTAATCATGGAATTGGTGGAGGATTTGGAGGATTTATTTATTACTCTGAAACTACCAGTTTTTTTAATGAAAATAGAAAAGAGATTATCGAGCTTGTAAAAGAAATGTCTTTTTCTCTTGGCGAGGGAATGATTGAACTAGTAGCTAGTTTCAATTGTTTAAAAAATATGGACGTTACATATGACGAAATAGGCAACGTTTTATTTTGTGTAGAAACTGATAATCGTAATGAAAAAATGATTATCAAAAACGCCTTATCTTGGTTTGCTGGGGAAGAAGTAGCTAGACATTTAATTGACCAGCTGGAGGACGCTTAAAATGGCTAATAAAGACTATTCAGATAATTATTATACAGATCCAGCAAAGACACACCCTGATATAGTTTTAGACGTTCCCATTCCTCATGAATGGGAAAGTCATAGCTATAAAAATGATGTTTGCCCAAGCTTTGCTTATAAAGGTTTACAAATATTTATTTGTGATGAAGAAACAAAAAAACTTGAGGGATTGCATTTTAAATATGTCGTCATGTTTGAGGAAGATTATGGCTGTGGTTATGATAGTTTATTAAATTCCGATGATTGGAATGAAGTTTTAGATTATGTTAATAACCACCAGCCTTTTAAAAATATAGAGCAACGAATTAGAAAAGATCATTTAGATTTTACGCTTGCTCAAATTTTTATTGATAAAGTTCAACAAGATGACGAACCAGCAAAATATATAAATAGATTAGCTGAAAAGTATATAAACGCCGATCAAAAATATTTTGATCTTGAAGCTGAACATTTTAAACAAATTGTTAATTTTGTTTGCACTTCATTATGTGGTTATGAAATGGAAAGCATTTTAAAAACTGCTGAACAATCATTACGAAAAAACAACTAGCCGAAACATTGCCAGCAGTAATGCTGGCTTTGTCTAATTGGATTTGGTTTTCCAATTACTGATGATGGCAGAACCATTTAATAAAAACTTTTAGGAGCGACAATATGAAAGTTTTAATAGGTTGTGAAACCTCTGGAATCGTTAGGAGAGCGTTTTTATCAAAAGGTCATGATGTATGGTCTTGCGATGTTTTGCCCTCTGACGATGCTTCAAATCGCCATATACAAGACGATATTTTAAACGTTATGTATAACGATTGCTGGGATATGCTTATAGTAGCCCACCCACCATGTACTAGGCTTTGTAATAGTGGTGTTAGATGGCTTCATAAAGCACCACCAAACAAAACATTAAATGAAATGTGGGAAGAATTAGACGCTGGTTGTTATTTATTTTCTGAAATTTGGAATGTAAATATTCCATTTGTAGCCGTAGAAAATCCAGTAATGCACCGACACGCTAAGCAACGCATTCGTAACTATAAACATTTTTCGCAGAGCGTTCAGCCTTGGCAATTTGAATCTGATCCAGCTGGAGCAGATAACGTCAAGAAAAGAACTTGTTTATGGTTAAGGAATCTTCCGAACTTAGAGCCATTAAATATTTTAGATGGCAGTACGGCTCGTGATGAATGCCACAAAGTAGCACCGAGTAAAGATCGATGGAAGATCAGGAGCAAATTTTACAAAGGCATTGCTAACGCTATGGCTAATCAATGGGGCAACCCTAATCAATGGAGGCTTATTTAATGGTTACATTTATATCGGATTATGGAAATCGTAAAAGACACACTATAGAAATCAGTAATATTTTAGTAGATGACAGATTGCTTAAAGTTTTAATTGGAAATCGTAAACTACAAAAAAAATGGTTAATCAAAATGGTACAAGATGATTGGGTTGAAATAGAAGATCATTGGGAAGAGGAGGCTTGGTAATGACTATTAAACAATTATGGGAAAGCGATTTTGAATTTAGAAAAATTGCAACAAATTATTTTTTGAAATTTGAGCAAGAAATGCAAGACATTGACCAAAGATATGATTCTTGGGGAGGTTTTAAGTATAAAAGCTGGTGGTATGATTTGCATTTATTTAGCGATGAGGACGGCGTTAGAGATTGCATTTACGGCGTTAAAATAAACTGCAATGGAGATTTGGAAACTGATTTTAAAAATGAATTAGTAATTCCAAAAATTCATAATAAGGATTTAGTACAATGACAAATACTGAAATATGTTTGGAGTGTCGCAAAGACACTTCATGGGGATCAGGCAATCATGTTAACAGAATACCTTGTGGGCGTGAGGAAGAGGACGGCTGGCTATGTGAGGAATGCCAGCTTGTCGATTGTCATAAATGCGATGCTTTAGTTATCGATTATGAATGTGTTGATGGTGGTATTATATGCCGAAATTGTTTTGAAAAAATATAGGAGCGACTAAATGTATGAATGGAATGTAAGAGTTGTTAAAACTCATTATACCTTTGCAGAATTTATCGTTGAGGCTGATACTAAGGAAGAGGCAGAGGCAAAAATAAATCCTAAAAAAGATGTTACAGATGACCATTGGAATGAAGATGGTCATACTGATTTGGAAATACAATCTGATTACACGGAACGTATGGATAAGCTATTTCCAGAAGATTATGAAGATCCTGACGAAAATGATGGAGAACACGAATAATCACTTCTTACGCTGGTTACGCTTTAACTGTTGTACTTTCTCATAACCAATTGAAGCGTAACCAGCAGTATCTTTATAACTATCATCATGCAACGGATTAAATGACTTCCTGACAATCTTTTGTATTTCGTTGAAAGCGACAACATCAAGAGCCACGAATTGATTCTTCTCACGCCACGGAGCATCAAGGTATAGCTCCATCATTTTAGCAGTCTTATCTATTACGTCCATAGGATCGCCGTATTCAGCATTACGCTTATTATCTACAATATCGATAACTTCCTTTAACATTTTAGAACGGCAACTCGTCATCAAATACCTCCTTTTCATCATTTTTCTTGATTTCGACCATTTTAGCACCAGGAAAATGCTTTTTCACTTCGCCATATAGCTCTTTATAGTGAGCCTCGAATACCATTAAAACTTCCTCCATAGACACAACTGTTACATCTTTATCAAAATAAACATGATCGGAAGAGTCATTAACAAAAGCGTATTTCTTTCCCTCGTCATTGACCATAAACCAAACTCGTTCACATTCAGGCTTATGTCCAGCTTCTAATACTTTCTTTTCGATAATTCTCCAGCCACGGATCATATCTTCAGCTTTAGCCACGACTTCAGATATACTTTCCTGACCTAGAGCATGGTTAAAGTTTTGTCTAGCTTGTTCAAACCTTGTTGCCAAGGCTGGTTCGGCTAGTTGTTCCAGCTTTCCTATGCCCCAACGTTGCTCCATATCTCTAGCTACTTTATCAACCGATTTAAGCGATGCTCGGATTACTGCTGCTTTCTCTTCTTCCTCATACATTTTAGGAACGTCCATAGCAATGTAATCCACACCAGTATATTCAGGTTTCTTTTTAGTCTTTGACCACTTCCCATTATACGCCATACAAACCTCCATTAAGGTTTACTGTTAGCAACAACCACCTCCAAGGTGGTGTTGCGAAAGTAACACCTAGGGGGTATGGGGGGTTTACTTTCGCATTACTTTCGCACACTTTCGCATTACTTTCGCAAAAAACGGCCTTTTCTGATTCATTACTTTCGCAAATAATAGCCATATAAAGCCTCACTTTCGCATTTTTAAGCTAAATATGCCTTTACTTTCGCTTTTTTGCGTTTGCGAAAGTAACATATTTTCCAGCTGATCTTTAAGTTGATTTAGCAGAATACCACGCTTATACGCTTCTTTTTCCAAATCATCTATCTGTTGCATAAGAATCTCTTGATTCAGTAACAATTTAGTTATTTCTTTTTGTAGTTTATTATTAAACATAGTCGCTCCTTTAATCTGGTTGCCTTACGACACGCAATCCTTTTAGGTTTTTGTGTCCATCTACTGTAGCCACTTCTATGTAGCCTTGGTCTAGCCAAGCATTCATATAGTTTTTAGCTGAACGGCTTGGCATTCCGTATTCTGACTTTATCCAAGCCAAGAATGATCTTTGAGTATTGTTTCCAACGGCGAATGGTTGTTCGTTATTCCATCGCTTTTCTATTTCGGTAAATACGCTGGCAGTCTGTCCACGATCCAGCTTTGCAGATGCTTCTAATATAGCATCGATTTCTCCTGATCTATCGACAAGCAAGCCTCCCTCTTCCCTAACAAACGTATGTGTAGACATATCAGCCTGATCGTTTACCTTAACAATCCCTCCACAAACGCAAGTACCTTGCCCAGCATCGAATCCCATTTTTTGAGCCACGACTATTTCATCGCCCTCTGGCATATTCCATAATCCATATACCCATCTAGCGCCGTCTACGAGTGCCGTTGTGCCACGGATAGCTTCTCTTGCTTGCATTGACTTCTTAATCGCAAATGTGCCGTCTTTACGCATATGATGAGCAACAAGAACATTACCATTTATAGCTACGCATAATTCAGACATAAGCGACCACCAATATTGAGCAGCTGCTGGATCAGTATTTATATCTGCATGAGCAAAAGCTTGTAATGGATCTATAACAACAAGAGCCACTTCTCCAAATTCTAATAACTGTTTCTTAATATTTTGATAAAACGCCGTGAACGAGTATTGTCCTTGGTACTGACCAATAAAAGCATTTGTGCCACCAGCATCAGGCATAGGCACGATAAACAGATTATTTTCTGCTCTATCTCGCAATGTCGGATTACTGATACCCTCGATACGTCTATGAATAGATGACGCTGAATCTTCAGCGCCAAAGAAAACCACTTTCCCATTATGAGAAACGTTGCCACCAAATGCAGTTTCTGTGTGCATTGTCTGATCGCCACCAGCTACCTTTAAGCATAGATCTAATAATATATATGATTTACCAAGACCACCGATTGCAGCAATTAGTCCAGGTACACGCTTTGGCAGTATATTATCTATAAGCCATTCTTGTTCAGGTGCTTTGCCTGAGTATCGGTGCATACCCCAATCTGTAATAAGAAGAGGAGGAGTAGCATCAGGAGCGACCAAGACACTACCCTCCTCCGACACTTGGTTTAAAGGATTCCTGATTTTTTCCAAGTGTTTTTCTGATCCAGCTTCAACATTATGTAAAATTTTCAGTTCATTTTTACTTGCTCGGTATAGTTGATACTTTGATCTTCGTCTGAATAAATCGAGGCCACGCTTATCGTTATCAAGCGTTTCGCCTCTTGCTCTAACTTTACGCTCATATATTGGCCAGCTTTCCTCTACCAGCTGGTCTACTGTAGGCAATATACCTTTTTGCCCCCACCATGATCTAATTGTTCCTAGAATCAATTTGACCATATAACCCTCACGGCCATCAATATGCTCGCCCCACATATTTGTTTCGCCGTTTTGCATAGTATCTGTGGTGTATAGTGGAGTGTCTAGCATATTCACAAGCCAATCAGGACTATGCTCCATATCCGAATGATGCGTTATTTTATATTTGTTTCCTGATTTATGGTTGCTTGGAGCAACGACTATAAATCCACCCTCTCCTCTTGTATCTATTCCTGATCCAAGAGTATTCTTTCCAGTAATAATTGTTTTATCTTGTGGTGCTTTGAATAGATAATGTCTGCCACCACCACCAGTTAGCTGCTCTAATGTTTCAGGCAAATCATCGTTTGCCATACATAAATCCATTAAGCTATCGTTACCAAGCTTACCCTCATTAGTATCTACATCAACGGCAAATATATTGCCTGATACTTTGCCAGTAACAACGCCTAAGTTAAAATCCTTATATCGTCCATTGAACCACATTTCCAAAGTATATTCGTCTGCGCACTTCTCTTGAAAAACACTCCAGCTTTTAGGTGCTGGGTGTTTTCCTGGAGAGGGGCAGTCATGCCCTTGCGAGCATGAGCAACTTCCATCAGATCGGACATAGTGTACTGGAACAACGCTAAAGCCTTTGTTACTCCAAAACTTTGCCCAATCTAATTTTGTGGATAACTGATTGTCAAATTTCGTCATCAGCAAAGACATCTTCTTTCGCTGGTGCTGGTGTCAATTCAGCTGGTCTTGGATCGCCAAGAGTTTCTTCGCCGTCCAATTCAGCTGGTCTATCAACCCATTTAACAATTTCAAAGTTAGGTATTTTAGTACTGCCTTTACCAATACGAGTAGGCGTGCTTTTAGTAATCTTGATAGCTGGCACTTTGCCTTTACCAAAATCTTTTTCGCAAGCATCATATACTGCTTTGACAAAACTAAATATACCAACGCCATTTGCTGATAATTCTCTTATTGGCTCATCATCAAATAGCTTTGTTGAGTAAAACCTAACGTTAAAGCCTTGCTTGTACTCTTCACTTGGCTTTAATGTTTGTGCAAGTTTTACATCGTTGTTTGGCCATATAATCCAATCACGCCCA